ATCAAAGAATTCTTTATTTCCTGCTCTCGCATAGACTTTATTCTTATCGTCCGCATAACCAAAGCGTCTAGCTGTTCTAGCCTTTTCAGAAGCTATCTGTAACTTTCTCATTGGTCCGTTTATAATGCTAACCTGACGGGTAACACTAAGACCTCTTAAAGCTTTGTTAGTTACTGGTCTTCCTGTTTCTAAGTCAATAGGAGCAGAAGTTCCAATATCACGCATAACTGTAGTACTAATCATTCCTTGTTTCTCGATAGAGTTAAGAATACGACTACCGTCTTTGTGGAAGTCTTTTAACGTCTTAGCTCTGAAAGGATTTAAGCTTCCTATTTCTTCATCGAACATTTGACCAATCTTAATAGCCAACATATCATAATCAGCGCCATCAGCAGTAGCGATAGCAGACATAGCCTTCGCAGTAGCGTTAATAGTTTTATCTTTTAACTGTGCCTCTGCGGACTTTCTATTTCTAATAAATAAGAACTCACCATCTAAGAACTCACGAGCCGAAGCTTTAGCTTTAGATATTTGTGTTGTTATCCAAGAATCAGAAGGTGGCTTTGTTTCAAAAGCTTTCTTTAGTTTCTGTTTAGTCTTGTATCCGGGAATAGCTTCTAATAGTTTATCAGTAAGCTGTTTCCTGTTAGGGTATTTCTTAACAATAGGTTGTGTATAAGCCGCTATAGGAGCCTTACGGTTAAAGTAAGCTTTCTTAGCTAACTTAGCGCCTTCAGTGCCTCTCCATAGTTCGATATAACGATTGTCTGCTTGTTGTGAATTAATTAACTCACCCATAGTGTATTTCTTATTAAAGATATATACTGCAGGGTCATCATCAATCTTAGCAGTTAAATTACCAAATAGTTTTCCTCTATCAGCTGAACGGTTGAATTGTAAAGTACCTAAGTCTTGAACTGCGTTAAGTGTAAACTTTCTAAATACAGAAGTAGGTTTGCCCCAGTCTTCTCCATTAGCGTTTGACCTAACGAATGTTTGTCTCATAACATCAGTAATAACTGAACGTTGATTAGTAGAAACATCTCTGCTTAAATTATTTACAAAGTTCTCAATGTATACTTTCTGTTCGTCAGTTAGACCTTCTGCACCAGCTACTTTAGCTAAACGTTCTTTAAGAATGTCTGGTTCTTGTATCTGTAAATGTCTTCCGGCATTTGATGTATAATCCGCGCCTTCAGCATTAAATACTGCACCATCCCTATTGCTTTTAAAAGCTCTACGACTACCTTGTTTCTGAGATAAGGAGTTACCTTTAAAATCAGTCAAAGCTAATGCTTGAGCATTCTCTGCCGCATCATTCTTGAAGTGCGCTCTTAAAGCCGCTGTATGTGACTTAGAACCCATTAACTCTTTCGGGTTGCTAAATTCGAGTGTTACTTTACTTTCATTCTTAGCTGTAGGTCTATTTACTGTTGTATTAGCTCTACGCATAAGACCTCGTATAGACAACGCTTTACCAATAGGTGAAACAAATTCTTTAGCTTCTAGCTTTCCTCTTTGGAATAACTTAGCTTGTCTTTCACCACCTAGTAATTTAATGTGTATGTCTGTACCTTGTCTTCTTAACCATTCCGAGTAAGTCTTAATCCTAGTCGGCTCACCTGTAAGTTGAGTGCCTTTAATCTTTTTAAGATTTCTAGGTTTAATGTTTTTAGGAGGAACTGCTTGTAGTTCTTCTTTACTCTTAATAACAGGAACCATTGTAGAACGACAGTTCCAATGTAATGGAGGTTGAAAACGTCTGTCATCGATATCATATACTTTTCCATTGTGAAAAGAACATATAGCACTGGTTCTGCCATCTAGTATAGCAGTAAACATATAGCCTTTAACTACTTCGTTGTTAGCTTCCATAACTTGATTGAGAGCATTAACTTGTGTAGTTGTAATAGATGTTCTGGTTAGGGTACGGGCTTGGTGTTCTGTTATCTTAGTTGTCTTCATAACATCTTTGATAATTTCATCTTGAGTTAAGCCTTTAGCTAAACCGCCACGTACTCTTGTTTGTATTCTTACTAGCTCACCCGCCGCAATATTCTTCATATTACCTTTTAGTGTGCGTGAGCCTTTTATTTGTGGACCGGTTATCTCAGCAACCAAAGCTTTGTTCTTAGGCTTTTGTACTCGATAGAACTTATTAAGTTCAGCGTCCAAGTTGTTCTTGTGGAAAACCTTTTGAGAGTTGGAGAACTCTGACAAGCTCTTAGTATTGTGAGATTGGAGTTCTTTAGCGAACCTAGTTACTTCAGGTTTCACATTAGCTCTAATATCCCCTCTTAAAAGGTTTCTTAAATTAAATCTGTGTTTACGGATAATAGTGCGGTTTCCCTTTTGCACTCCGTTTTCGTATAGACGGACGTCACCACTGTGGTCAACTATCCTGTCAAATATCTTTTCGTTAATCGACATAGTATCTTCTCCATTACTATAATTCGTGGATGTTGTTGGCCACCCCGAAGGGTGACCTAGAATATTTATTCTTCGTCTAGATTGATGTCTTCATCACTAGGCGTATTTGTTAAAGGGTCTGTCTGTATTGCTTGAACTGCTTCATCATCGTCATAGTCAGCCGGTAAGAAGTCATTGTACTTAGCAATGTTAATAAACGTGTCTCTAGAAATAATACCACTTTGGTACCATTCTGAAACTAGACGCATAGAGCCTTCTCCACCTACAGTAGCGGCAAAGTCAGCAGACAATTGGAATTCAATATCATTACCTGTGTAATCAGTATCGTATTTCCAGTTAATCATAAAGGCTAGTATCTCTTGCATAGTGCCAGATATCTTAGCATTCATTGTTCCTAATTGAGCAGTTTGAGAAGCATTACGAATCTCTAAAGCAACACCTGAAGCGGCTTGCTCTGGAGATAACATGCGTATACCCATCTTAGCCATCTCAGTTACAGTAGCTTCAATAGCCCTGTCCATGTCTGATAATGCACCAGTAGGTGTTTCTAATACGCTTATACTCTCATCTTTACGAACTCTTAGCCAAGTACCTAAACCTGCACCTACTAGTTCTTCGAACTCTTCATCAGTCATATCTGATTGAACAACAGGGGTGTAAGTAGCCGCACCCATCAATAGGTGATTACGACGAGACACTTTGTTGTAAAGAGCAACTTCACGGTCTATCAAAGGCATTAGCACTGGCTCAACAGGCTCTAACTGTCCGTTTAAAGGGAAAGCAGGAATTCTGTCTAAGCGCTCACCAAACTTCATTGGATAAACTGTATCATATAATTCGAATCCGCCATCAGCAGAATCTTCGTATTCTTGTTGTATAACACCGTTCAGTGATTCTACTTCGTGTGAACCATGTCGCTTCTTGTAGTAATCTAATACTAAGAAACCACCTTCATCAAGGTAATGGTCACAAACAGTATCAACATAGTTAGGATGCCAAGGATTATCATCAGAGTATTCTTCTGTAATGTATCTTGTAGTCCAACGTGATAGTGTTTTAACACGAGTTACGGGGTGTGTTTTAACTTGTACGTTAATAACATTCTCTGCTTTAATTAACACAGGGTAAGGAGAAATCATCATTCTCTCTTCTGGTGTCATCATTTCTAATTCAGCATCAGAAACAGTAGGTCTATCAATATAAACCCAAGCACGAGATGTTTGTAGTTCTTCCCATATAGCGGCATCTAAAAAGTTAAATAGAGATGCACCATCAAGGGTAATATCTTTTGTAATCCAGTCATAGACTTCATCAGGAAGCTCATCAGGTAAATTTAATTGTGATGGTTTTCTTAATAAAGCACTAATTAGTACACGAGCATACTGAGTTGTTAAGCCCGGTAATTCACCTTCTGACTTATAAAAGTCGTATTGTGCTTGTGACATACTAGGACTAAAAGGTAATAGTAAATTAGAATAGTCGTGTTCAATGTATTCGTCGTGAGCTTTAGCATGAGCTTCACCTTGAAGAACAGCACGAGCTTTCTTCCATAGTGGCTTCAGCGATAAATACGAAGCACTAGGAGTCTCGACACCACGCTTCTGCGTATTAGCCGCAGTCTTGATTAGAGCCATTAAAGCCTCCTTTTGTTGTTATTGTTTAATTAATTATAATTAAAAACACTATACACAATAGTATCTTAAAATATATTTAAATATAATATAGGGTGGGTCGGGGGTCATAAGGGGACCCTATTTTTTGTCCTTAATTTTAAGAGAGAGAGGAAACTAGTCCTCCCTCACTCATTAGAGACTGCCAGACACTTGAGAGTCTGTCTCCTGTGCTATATCATAAGGGGACCCTATTTATTATTTTACAATAAGTTACCCCTGCCATCTTGCTTTGCCATCTCTGACATCAACATGTGTGAATCTTTTATAGCGACCTACACCACCGTCATGGTGTGTGTTTAAGTAGTTGTACACCTTACTTGCGGGTACTCCTTTAACCACTATGTCTGCCGCCATACCTTTTACATGGTAAGAGTTCTTAGCACCACCTACTTTAGCGTTATGCTCTGGGCTTCTGTAACCACTGTTAATCTTTATAGGTGCATCGAAGTGCGCTCTAATAGATTCTAGTAGTTTTAGTAGCTTTGGGTCTATACCTTGTGCCGGTAGTGTTCCTTTGCCTTTACAAGCAAACTCAGATTCTTTAAAGTTTTCAGATAGATAGCCTCTTTTTAATGTTGGCTTCTTCTTGAATATGTTTGATAATTTTAAGTTACTAAATTTCATTGTTTCCACTTGTCTACCATCTTCTCACCAGAGCGTCCAACAATGTAACCACCTACACCAATTTGTAGTAAGTTCCATAGTTCGATTGGCAAGTCAATAGCGTATGCTGTTCCCATGAACATATTTGCTACAGGGAAAATTAAATAATTAAGAGCAACTATTGCGATGATAACCATCATCAACAAAGGTCTCCACGAAGCTGT